CCCATGATTTCAGTTTGTTTTGTTTGACCGGGTTGGAAGGTTTTGGGGTGGGGGAGTTATGGCAAAGAAAACGCAACCAGAGGCCACAGGAGGCCCGCAGACGCGATCGGTGCAGCAGGTCGAGCAAATACCTGTCTCGGACCTGATCCCGTACGCACGCAACGCCAGAACGCACTCAGAGCAGCAGGTGGCACAAATCGCCGGCAGCATTCAGGAATTCGGATTCAACAACCCGGTCCTGATTGACGCACACAACAGCATCATCGCCGGTCATGGGCGAGTCTTGGCGGCTGGCCGCTTGAAGCTGGAAACGGTTCCTTGCATACGTCTGACGCACCTGACAGACGCTCAGCGACGAGCCTACATCCTGGCGGACAATCGAATCGCCCTGAATTCCGGCTGGGATTCGGAGATGTTGGCGAACGAACTGAAGGATTTGCTCAACCAAGACTTTGACGTTGCTTTGCTCGGCTTTGCTGATTACGAAATTGATCCACTGCTGGCGGCGGATTGGTCGCCACCAGACATTGAAGACATGCCCGAGGCTGGTGCTGCGAAAGGGCATCAGGTGGGCTTCAGTCCGGAACAGTGGGAGACTGTCAAGGCAGCGTTGAAGAAATGCCGAGAGGACGACGATCGCGGTGATGAATTGACAGACAGCCAGTGCGTGGAGTTGATATGTCAGAACTTCCTACAGTGAGGCTTGCGGTTACAGTTGAAGGTGGTGGTTCGTGTGGGCCGGAAGTTTTTGCGAGGCATTTAGCCGATCGCCCTGACAAGCCCGCTTTGCTCGTCTCTTACGTCTACCTTGCCCCGTTCCTGAAGAATCGCCATCGCTACGCATACCGCGACTGGGTGCTGGACTCCGGCGCGTTCTCAGCCCATAATAGCGGGACCGAGATCAAGCTACAGGACTACATCGAGTGTTGTAAGGAACTGCGGGCCACGGATCCGACGATGACGGAAGTCTTCGCGCTGGACGTTATCGGCGACTGGAAGGCATCGCTAAAGAACTGTGAAGAGATGTGGCGGCAAGGTGTTGAGGCGATACCGTGCTACCATGTTGGCGAGCCAGAAACAGAACTCAGGGCGATGGCAAAGGATTACCCTAAAATCGCACTTGGCGGTTGTGTGGGGTACAGGCAGAAACTGAAGTTTGCTGAACAGGCATTTGCCAGAGTTTGGCCGAAAGCAATTCACGGCTTCGGGTTCGGCAGTGAAAAAGACATTATGGCGCTGCCGTGGCATTCGGTGGATGCCACGAACTGGGAGATTGGGCCATGCAAATTTGGCCGCTGGAATGCGTTTGGTCAAATGAGCGTCCGAGGTTCGAAGCAGAATCTTCGGGCGGAGGTCGACTGGTATCTGGATTTGGAACGTCGAGCACGGCAGAAATGGACCGGGGCGATGAAGCAGCTTGACAATGCACAGACAGCGGTTCGGTTAGCTCTGGTTAATCCAGAAATAGCGTCAACTCGTCAACTCACAGCTTTAGGAAAAGACAAACAATGAAAACGGTTTTGATTCTATCCGGCGGCATGGACTCGGCAACGCTGCTCTACGACCTGCTCGCACAGGGCGACGAAGTAGACGCGATTGGCATCAACTACAAACAGCGGCACGGCAAAGAACTCGATTGTGCGGCAGAACTCTGTCGTCGCAATGGCGTGCGGTGGGACGTGCTTGACCTGTCATCTCTAAGCGGGTTCCTGACTGGCAGCAGCCAAAGCGATCCGACCGTTCCCGTTCCGTTCGGGAAGTACGACGAGCCGACAATGAAACTGACAGTCGTTCCAAACCGCAATATGTTCATGCTCGCGGCAGCGGGCGCCGTGGCGATTGCTCGCAAAGCGGATCGATTGGCGTATGGTGCTCACTCCGGAGATCACACGATATATCCTGACTGTCGCCCTGAGTTTGTCGCCGCGATGGAACAGGCGTTCAATCTGTGCGACTGGCATCCATTAGAGTTGTTCGCTCCATATCTCGATCTGACGAAGGGCGAAGTCTGCCGCCGTGGCGTGGAGTTGTCGGTCCCGTTCGAAATGACGTGGACCTGCTACGTTGGAGGCAAGACACCATGCGGCAAGTGCGGTGCGTGTACGGAGCGGGACGAGGCGTTTGAATTCGCAGGTATTGCCGATCCATTGATGGAGGCAGCATGATAACCTGCACTCGGCGGATCCAGTTCTGTTCAGGGCATCGTGTCTTCGGCCACGAGGGGAAATGTCGCCACCTTCACGGGCACAATTACGTTGCGTTCATTACAGCACAAGCCGACAAACTGGATTCAGTCGGGCGCGTGATTGACTTCAGTGTCTTGAAAGAACGCATTGGCGGCTGGATTAACCGTGAGTGGGATCATGGTTGTGTGTTATGGGAGGGCGACAGCGAGGCACTGGCGGCTGTTTTGTGCTGCCAGCCCGCAAAGGTCTTCAGGCTCCCAACGAACCCCACTGCCGAAAACATGGCGGACCATCTGTTGCGGGTAGTTTGTCCGCGGGAACTGGAAGGCACGGGCGTTTGTGTTGTGTCGGTTCGATTGTGGGAAACTGAAAACTGCTATGCGGAGGCCGGTGAATGTATCGGGTGAACGAAGTATTCCTGTCGATTCAGGGGGAGGGAATACGGGCTGGCACGGCGAATGTGTTCGTGCGGTTCACGGGCTGCAACCTTCAATGCGCGCAGGAACCGGGACCAAAGTCACCGGGCGGATTCGATTGCGACACGGAGTTCACCAGCGGCAGAACGGTTTCACTGCAGGAACTTCAGGACTGGATTCAGGCAGAAGCCGGTGTATGCCGCTGGATTATTCTGACAGGCGGCGAACCGGGACTTCAGACGGATCGTGCTTTGATCGACGGGCTTCACGCTGCCGGATTCTCAATAGCTATTGAGACAAACGGCAGCGTTGAACTACCCGACGGGATTGATTGGATTACGGTCAGCCCGAAAGTGGCAGAGCACTGCATTCGGCAGAAGGAAGCCAGTGAGGTCAAATACGTTCGAAGTCACGGGCAGGCCATTCCAAAAACATGCGTCACGGCGGCGCACTACCTGATCAGTCCGGGGTTCGACGGCAATCAATTCAACGGGAGAAATTATCAATGGTGTGTGGACTTAGTGAAGACAAATCCGAGTTGGCGTCTGTCGTTACAGGGGCACAAGGTCGGGTTGTTGATCAGGTAGCGTTACAGAACGCCGTGAGGCTATTGCTGGCAAGTGTAGACGATCCGGATCGAGAAGGAATTCAGGATACGCCGGGGCGTGTTGTACGTGCTTTGTTTGAAATGACGCGGGGGCAAATGGAAGACCCGGCAAAGATCCTTAGCACAACGTTTAATGAGCCGTGCGACGAAATGATTGTTCTTAACAACATAGCGTTTACGTCGCTGTGCGAGCACCACCTGTTGCCGTTTACTGGAACGGTTGACATCGGATACATTCCGGGCAAGGTGGTGGGGCTGTCAAAGTTGGCAAGGCTAGTTGATTGCTTTGCCCGACGGTTACAGATTCAGGAACGGTTGACGACACAGATCGCGGACAGCCTCGAAACGTATTTAGAGGCTCAGGGTGTTGCTGTTATTGTTCGCGGCCACCATGCTTGTATGTCATGCCGTGGCGTCCGAAAAGCCGGGGCCACTATGGTGACTTCGGCCATGCGTGGATTCTTGAAGGACAACGCGACAGCGCGGGCGGAGTTTCTGGAGTTGATAAAATGAGCACACCCGAACTATTCACGGAACCCACGCACGTGCGCGGAGATCTGCAGTCCGTGGCGCAGGCCGTCAGAAAGGGCTGGAAGATTCCCGAGGTGGTTTTTGAGAAGGCGGGCGTAGTGATTGCCAAGATCCTACACGAGGGCAGCCCGCGAGAAAAGTTAGCGGCGGTGAAGTGCCTGCTGGCCATGAATGAGCAGAACACGCCAAAGCCGCAGCAAACTCAGGTAGTCAATGTAGGGGTGCAAATTGACAACCGGAACACTGACGACAGACGAAATCGGACACTTGCAATCGCTGAGCGAATCCGAGCTGGCAGAGTTTCTTGAGACTTTGCCGACTGAGGATCTGGACGCGGTTATCGCACAGTTGCAACCACAACTGACGGCGGGCGATTATGCGAGTGAGCGGAGCCGCAAAACGGCGGAGGCAATCAACGCACGGACAGCCGCATCGCAAGAAATCGGACCACTGCCGGGCATTGCAGACAGGGCACGACGCGAACGCTGCAGAACGGATCTGGTGGCCTTCTGCCGCGAGTATTTCGCGCCGACGTTTTACCTGGCACTGGCACCGTACCAAGTGGCCATGCTTGAAAGATTTCAACACGTCACGCTGCATTCAG